ACCAAGTCGCATGTCGTTGTGGCGAAGTCGGGCGATCAGGTTAAGACGATCCGCTTTGGGCAGCAGGGCGTAAAGACCAACCAGACGGTCGGCCAGCGTGAGGCGTTCAAGAGCCGCCACGCAAAAAACATTGCGCGCGGGCCTATGTCTGCCGCATATTGGGCAGACAAGACAAAATGGTCGCCGAGTAAAACCAAGTCGAAGTCAACCAAGTGGAAGAAGGGGTCGTAATGGCGGCAGGTTTACATTACTTTCGGGATGGCACAAAATATCGTGGCGCTATCCACAAGCACAAGGACGGCACAATTATGACCGGCGCTCGCATGACGCCTGCCAGCAAGAAGGTCGTCCACTTTTCTGATTTATCTGAAACAGCTAAAAAGAAGGCAAGGAGAAAATAATGGGATACGGTAAGAAAAACGGCGGCAAGAAGTCGGGCGGCGCAAAGCAGGTTCTCGGTAAATACTGCTGATGTCGCTTTACGGAAATATCGCCAAGAAACGCGCACGCATTAAGGCGGGCAGCGGTGAGAAAATGAGAAAGGTCGGAGCCAAGGGTGCGCCCACGGCTGCGGCTTTCAAGGCTGCGGCGAAAACCGCAAAAAAGAGAAAGAAGGCCAAAGCATGATCGTTTGTGACAACTGCCCATATCGTGGCCGCTGCGAGATCAAGCAGCGTTGTATTCAGGGCAAAAACGCTATGCCTGACATGACACCGCCGCCAGCTCCGTCTAAGTTTGTGCAGACCAGCAAGGGTACAGTCGAGACTGCTGGAAAACGCGGCGCTCCAATCAAGACTGCGGTCAAGAAGGTCATCAAAAAGGCGAAGATGCATTGAACATCAGACGCCCGATTGTTGGCCGGATAAGACGCCCGCAGCCCCCGCTAGAACCGAAGGCGGAAGTGTGCGATAATGTCGCCACGCCAAAGACGGCGACCAAGGTTAAACGTACGCCAAAACGTACGGCAAAAGGTGCAAGGAAAAATGGCTAAAAAGATGGATGACTACCAATTGGGCAGCATCGTGTCGGGTGAGATCACCGACGCGCTCAATCACTTCGACAACGAGTACACGACCGACCGGCTCCGCGCCTTGGACATGTATTTGGGCGAGCCACTCGGAAACGAGATAGACGGTCGCTCGACAGTGATTGCGACTGAAGTTGCTGACACCGTCGAGGCCATCATGCCTAATTTGATGCGGGTGTTTACGACTAACGACAAATATGTTCGCTTTAGCCCGCGCACTGCCGAGGATATGGAATCCGCCGAGCAGGCGTCGGATTACGTCAATTATGTGCTGAACACCCAAAACCCCGGCTATCAAATCCTGCACACGTTTTTCAAGGATGCGCTGCTATTCCGTTTGGGTGTCGTGAAGTTCTTTTATGAGACACGCGAGGAAGTTGACGAGGAGAGCTACGAGGGTCTTAGCGAAGAAGAACTGACAATGCTTTTGTCAGACCCGACTGTCGAGCTTGTGTCTCAGACAGAGACCGTCGTTGAGAGCATCTATGACGACGAGAGCGGCGAGACTATGCCGCTTCGCTCCGAGTACGATTTGGATGTACGCATCAAGCGTGAAGAAGGTGACATTAAAATCATCAACATCCCGCCTGAGGAGTTCTTGGTATCGCGTCACGCGACCTCTCTTGACGACGCCAACTTCATAGCGCACCGCACCAACATGACCGTCTCAGACCTTGTGGCTATGGGATACGACCGCGAGGAAGTTGAGCAGTACGCCGGAGAGAATGAGCTGGATACCGACCGCGAGGTCAGCAACAGATTCCAAGACCTTGAATCGTCTATGCCGGTCGATGCGGCAGACCCGACACTGCGGTCTGTGCCTTACTATGAGTGTATTATCAAAATGGACTACGACGGCGACGGCATTGCCGAGCGTCGGCGCGTCTGCGCGATTGGCGCTGAGGGCAAGCACATCTTGCACAATGAGCCGTTTGACCACATCCCATTCGCGTGTGTGTCGCCTATTATGATGCCGCACCGCCTGATTGGCCGCAGCATCTTTGACATGACTGAGGACTTGCAGGTCATTAAGTCAACGCTGATGCGCCAGTATCTCGACAGCGTCTACTCATCTACCCTGCCACGCATTGCGGCGGTTGAGGGTCAGGTGAATCTGGATGACCTGCTCGATGGCTCACCCGGCGGTGTAATCCGTACACGGCAGCCGGGTATGATCCAAGCCCTAACCGGCGCATCCGTAGGCGGAGAAATCCGCCCGCTGATGGATTATCTCGACACGGTAAAAGAGCAGCGCACAGGCATGAGCCGTGCATCTCAGGGGCTTGACGCTAACAGCCTACAGTCAAGCACCGCCAGCGCAGTCTCAGCGACCGTGCGCGGCGCTCAGGTTAAGCTGGAATCTTATGCGCGCACAATGGCTGAGACAGGCGTCAAGGCGCTGTTTAAGGGCATCCTGCATTTGGTGCTAAAGCACGACAGCAAGGAAAGGATCGTGCGCCTTCGCAATCAGTTTGTGCCGATCAACCCAGCCGAGTGGTCTAGCCAGTTTGATACCGTTGTGCAGGTTGGCTTAGGCACGACTGACGACGAGACAAAGATCGCCTTCCTGACGCAGATCGCATCAAAGCAAGAGCAAATCCTGATGCAGCTAGGTCAGGACAACCCACTTGTGACGGCGCAGCAATATGTTAACACCCTGCGCTCAATCACTGAGGTTGGCGGCTTCAAGGATAGCAGCCTGTTCTTTAACTCGCCTGAGCAGGTCACGCAGTTTATGGCGGCCAAGCAACAGCAGGCAGCCAATCAGCCTCAACAGCCTACACCTGAGCAGCAGCAAATGCAGCAGGTGTTACAGCTAGAGCAGCAGAAGGCGCAGGCCGACATACAGATCGCGCAGCAAAAGGCTGAGGCCGACATTGCGCTGAAGCGCGAGAAGATGCAGGCCGAGCTTCAGATGGAGCGCGAGAAGATGCAGATGGAATTGCAGATGCGTCAGCAGGAGCTGCAAGCTGAGGCAGAGCTGCGTGTCGCCAAGGCAGTCACCGACGCCGAAATATCAACCAATTTACCGAGGGCATAGAGATGGCTAAAATTAAAAAGTATGGGCAGTCTGCTGTTTCTGGCAAGGATATCCGTTTAAGGAAAAAAATAAAGCCAGTTAATCAGGGTGGCGGCCCTAACTTCCTTGGCAAAGTGGAAACCGTAACCGTGCCTAAACAGTGGCTGTCTTCACCAGATCACGTTGTTGCCGAGCTTGCCTACATTACACCCGCTGAACAGAAAATGCTTATTGAGGCTGACTTATATGGCTCATTAAATGGAAAGCCAAACCGTGGGCCTGCTGGTTTGCTTTCCTTGCAGGGTGATATGGGGAGCATCGGCGGCGGCGGTGGCCACGCTGGTGACACTGATACATCAGACGCAGAAACAGATGACCCAGCAACAGCAGGGGCTGGCAGTACAGAGGCGGGATATAGCACTGGCCCTGACAATCAGGCGGGAACGGCTGATGATGTGATGGGAACCCCAGGCTCTGACCTTGGTGGCTATCAGGGAAGCACTGGCGCTGGTTTTGGTGCTTATGCTGGTAGCCCCTTTGGGCCAAACCCAACAGAGGTGTCTTATGTTACCCCAGAGGTTACTGCGTACAATATGGCAGGACTAAACAGGTCACAATACGCTCAAGTGCCGGGGTATATGAAGGCAATGATGAATATTGCCCCGCCTATTGGGTATCACGTTGATAAAAATGGAAAAGTTACTGGCTATGTTTCTAATCCGGTTGGCTTACTTGGTGGTTTTTTGTCTGGCATCAACAATATGATTTCAGGGCCACCTCAAACATCAAAGGATTTATTTGACCGAGGCGTTCTCACAGGCTATGGCCCTGAAGGAAACACAGGCGTTACTGACCCCACCGAAGGCGGTGACGGATACGATGGCCGCCCACAAATCGCGCCAGTAAACCCAGCAACCGGCCAATGCGATGCAGGCTATATGTTTGACGAGGACATGCAGGCTTGCCGCCTAGACACAGGCTTTGCCTCTGGTGGTCAGCCCGACGGCTTCGCGCCTGAATCTGGCGCATACGCGCGTATGGGGTTGCTAGACGTGGCACCAACTGGCCTTCCTGAGTTTCAGCAGCAATACGGCGCTGGCTTTGGAACACCGTCAGAGTTTACGGATGCCAACCTTGCGTTTAGGCGCCGAGGCGCATACCGCCCAGAATATTTTGACCAGCCATATCCGACCACAGGCTACACGTTACTAAGTTAGGGAAAACATGAACGAAGGCAAGGCGAGGGATGCGGTGCTAAGGGCTGAGAAGGCTGAGGCACTGCTCAGGAATGAATTATTAACTGAGGCGTTTGATTATTTAGAGCGTCAATTTATACAAGCGTGGAAGTCAAGCGGCATAGGTGAAGCCGAAGACCGTGAGCGAATTTACCAATTGAGCCAGAACCTTGAAGCCCTAAAGGGGTATTTTCAAACGGTGATATCGGATGGTAAGATGGCTCAATCGCAAATTGACGAAGTCAAGAGGCGTTCCACTTTTAACAAGAGATAAGGTAGAAAAATTATGGTCGATACTCCAAACGGAACCGACAACATTTCAATGACCGACGCAATTAGCCTTCTGAACACTCCCACTGAGGACACCGTTACAGATGAGCGAAACGAGGCTGAAGATCAGCCTCAACAGCCCGAAGCCGAGGCGCAAGTTCCATCCGAAGATCAGGCGCAGGACGCCCCCGAGGATGACGACTATGACGATGAGGCTGATGACGGCGAAGATGTCTACGACGACGATGATGACGACGAGGAAGTCGACGAGGAACCCGCTGAGACGCTATACACCGTAAAGGTGGATGGCAAGGAAGTGGAAGTTAACCTGGAAGAAGCCCTCAAGGGTTACCAACGTCAAGAGGCATTTACTAAGCGATCAATGGAACTTGCAGAGCAGCGTAAGGCTTTTGAAGCTGAAGCGGCTCAGACTAGGCAGCTCCGAGACGCTTACGCGCAGCAACTTGAGTTACTGCAAACCCAACTCCAGCAGACAAACCTCACCGAGGAACCTGACTGGGCAGCCTTGAAGAATGAGGGCTATTCGACTGACGACATTTTCTTTGCCAAGACCGAGTTTGACAAGCAACAAAAGCAAGTCCAGCAAGTCGCAGCAGAGCGTCAGAAGATTGCCCATCAACAGGCACAAGAGCATGAGGCGCACCTAAAGCAGCACCTCACTAATCAACGTGTCGAAATGCTTGAGCGCATACCTGAGTGGCGTAATGACGAAACCCGCGAGTTTGAACGGAAAGAAGTCATTAAGTACGCACAGAAGCGTGTCGGGTTTAGCGAGGAAGAAATCTCATCCGCGAGCGATGCACGCGCGATTGAGCTTTTGTACAAAGCGTGGAAGTGGGACAATCTAATGGAAAAGAAACCCACAACCAAAAAGCGCACTCGCCAAGCACCGAAGATGGCCAAGGCAGGGCAACCGGCAACCAAGCGCGAAGTTGTTAATCGTTCTAAGCGGAAGGCGCGTGAACAGTTTGAAAAGGCTGGCACCGTTGACGCTGCTGTACAACTCTTAATGGGTAGATAACCCGAAGGAACAAAACAATGGCTGTTTTTACGACCACAAACGCTGTTGGTGAGAAAGAGCAACTCGCCGACATCATTTACCGCATTAGATAGGGTAGGTGCGGTCTAAACCGGATGAACTGCTGGAACCCTAAGGCGAAAGCTATGGCAATCAGCATCCAAGCCGTCGGTACACCGGCGGAAGGTTCAGAGACTACCTGAGGGGTAAAGCCCCCTTAATAACAGGCTAGAGCGTCCGGCACTCCAACTCGGAGTGATGATATAGTCCACCCCCACCGAAAGGCTGGGATAGAATGCGACCCTGCGGAGACTCCAATCTTCTCTAATGTGAAGAAGGAGACATCAAACGGCATTTTCGTCGAATGGCAAGTTCAGGAGCTGACCGCCGCGTCTGCTACTAACTACCACAACGAAGGTGCAACCACAGCTACTGCTGCGGCGACACCAACTTCACGGATCGGTAACTATCACCAGATCTCAAAGAAGGTGTTTGCAACATCAGGCACACTCGACGCTGTTGATTCAGCAGGTAGGGAACGTGAACATAACTACCAAAAAGTGTTAAAAGCACTTGAGCTTCGCCGGGACATCGAAAAAGCAATCGGTGACACAGACGTAGCACGTTCTGGCTCAGACCCACGCAAGTCAGCGTCTTTGACTTGCTGGATCACAAACGGCTCAGTCGGTGCGACTGCCGGTGCCTTCGCCACAGGCGACGGAACTGACGCGATCACTGGTGGAGACGACCGGGCGTTAACACTTGCCCTCATCGAAGATGGGATGCAGGACGCTTGGACAGACGGCGGCTCACCTGAGCTGATGGTTGCCTCGGCCACAAACCGTGCCAACTTCTCAGACCTGTCAGCCACTGGCAACTTGGTCAGCAACGACGTAAACATGACTGCCGCCAAGGAAGTCAGCTACGTTGGTTCGACTAGCGTCATGCTGACCGACTTCGGTACTGTGCAAGCTGTTCCGTCTCGGCTACTTGGAAACGACCGCGTGTTCTTGATTGATCCAAACTTTGTGTCAATCTGCACACTCAACGGACGTAACTTCCTTGAGCAGGAATTGAGTCAGGACGGCGATGCAAAAACAAGCCACCTTGTGTCGGAGTGGGCATTGAAGCCTACCGCGCCTAAGGCACACGCGATGATTATGGACTTGAATGGTTCATAATAACTTTGAGGGGGCGGGCAACTGCCCCCTCTCTTTCATAAGGGGAAAACATGAAGCGAGTTTTATACACAGACCCTCACACCGCCAAAGAGGTGGTTATGGATCAGCAGTCTGATGGCACTGACATCATTGAGACGACCCAGAGGTTCGACGGACTAATCAAGCTGAACAAGCAGATGAATAACGACTACCGCGCCCACGCTACGGTAAACACGCAGCGTCATATACAGCATGTGGCGGAAATACCAAATGTCGTGTATAATCACCTGCTAGAGACACTAGGCCCGCCCGCGCAGAATCCAAAGGCGTGGAAGGCTTGGCTGAATAATAGTGAGAACCGAGACTTTAGAACAGGCGGCGGTAACATCTAATGGCAATTGCGACTTACACAGATTTGCAGACATCCATAGCCAATTTTCTGGCGCGTTCTGACCTGACCGCACAAATTCCTGACTTTATTGCGCTGGCTGAAGCCTCTATGAGCCGCGAGCTAGAGACACGCAGTCAGGAAAAGCGGGCGACTGCAAACACTGTGTCGGGCAATGAATATCTATCACTGCCAACTGACCTGCGTGAGGTTCGCGAAGTAAAGCTAAACACATCACCGCTGACCGTGCTTAGATATTACAGCCCTGTCGCGCTAGATGAGCAGTACGCATCAGAGGGCGGCGGCAAGCCGAAGGGCTACAGCATTGTGGGCGACGAGATAAAGTTACGGCCAGTGCCTGACGCAACCTACGAAATGGAGATTGTCTACATTGGCTCAATTGAGGCTTTGTCTGCGACCAACCTGACAAACACAATCCTGAGCCGGTCGCCTGACGCCTACCTTTACGGCGCACTCGCTGAGGCTTATGCTTACCTTCTTGATGAGGCTAGGGCGTCTCAGTATATGGCTCGCTTTGATAAGGCTTTGGCACAGATCAAGGTTGACAATCAACGCGCCCACTATGGAACTGGTAGCCTTCAAATCAGTAGTATTTATCAACGCCAATCGCAAGCTGCGGGGACTTAAATTATGAGTGCAATGTCAGATTACCTTGAGAACGAAATTCTCGACCATATCCTTGGAACCGGCGCATATACAATGCCATCCACTGTCTATGTTGGCCTGTCCACTGGATCGTTTAACGACGACAACAGCGGCACTGAGCTAACCGGCAACAACTATGCGCGTGAGAGCGCCACATTTAGCGTGGCGGCCTCAGGCACAACAAGTAACAGCGGCGCAATTGAGTTTAACCCTGCAACAGGTTCTGCTTGGGGGTTAGTTTCACATTTCGGCATTTTTGATGCGCTATCCGGCGGCAATCTTCTTATTCACGGATCGTTTACTACCGCGAAGCAAATCGACGTTGGTGACATTCTGAAAATTGCGATTGGTGACCTAGACGTAACTGCGGCTTAGGTGTAGCTGATGGCTACGCTAGAGGAACTAGATAGCTGGGGAAGCCTAGACAGTCTCGACCAATTTGGTAATCTTGAGCAGCTAGACGCGCTCGACTTTACCTTGGCGACTGCTAGTGCCAGCGTGGCCGCGACAGCAAGCTCCTCGCTGACAAAGATACGCACAATAATTGCGGCTGTATCTTTGTCAGCGTCATCTTCTGCAAGCGCCAGCAGGATTTTGGCTTTCGCCGCGTCTGTGACAGGCGCTGCCGCAGTTGACGCAACCATAACATTTATACGGCAGGTGTCGGCGGCAGTAAGCGTCGCTATCACAGGATCTGCTGAATTGAGTAGGTTGTTTCAAGTAAACGCATCAGGGGCTGTTGCGGTTACAGCTACCGGCAATTACAATATGGTGTTTACAGCCTCAGGTCAGGTAGATACATCTGTGTCGGCATCTGCATACCCAACCGGCACATTTGTTATGGCGGCAAGCCCAAGCATTACCGCATCGACAACAGTTAGTGGTAAGATACTTGGCGAGGCTTGGTCAGATGAGGCAGACACGGCAGCGACTTGGACTGACACTGTTGATGTTTCAGCTATCTGGACGACCCAGACAAGCGCAACCGGAGTTTGGTTAGGACAATGATACAGTTTGGCGAATGGCTACCCGATCAGCCGGATTACTCAAATACCGGAGTTACTGAGGCTACAAATGTAATTCCTGCGGCCAGCGGATATCGCAGCTTGCCGGATTTTGAGGAATACTCAAATGCCGCGTCTAGCACAATATTAAACATTTTTGCGGTCAAGCAAAATGACGGCTCCGCCAAGCTGTTCGCTGGCGACAGCGCAAAATTGTATTCTTTTAACGCTAGTACAAACAACCTCGACGATATTAGCAAGGCAGGAACACCAGCCTATGATTTGGATAGTGCAGAGCGTTGGCGCTTCGTTCAGTTTGGCGACACGGTTATTGCGTCTGGCGGCATTGGCGAGGAGCTGCAAAAGTTTCAGCTTGGCACTGATACTGTGTTTTCAAACCTGTCCGGCACCCCGCCAAAGGCTGATTTCATTGCTGTCGTTCGCGATTTCGTTTGGGTGGCCAATATCGACACCGGCTCAGGGCGTGTGCCGTATAAGGCTTACTGGTCAGGCTTTAACGACCCGACAAGCTGGACGGCTGGGGTAGATCAGTCTGACTTTCAAGATATACCAGATGCAGGCGCAATTACCGGAATGGTCGGGGGAGAATACTGCACCATCTTGATGGAGCGAGCCATTGTTCGCGCCACTTACACAGGGCCACCGCTAATCTGGCAGTTTGACAAAGTCGAGACTGCTAGGGGCTGTCAGGTTTCCGGTTCTGTTTGTAATGTTGGGCATATGGTCTTTTATCTATCAGATGACGGTTTTTATATGTTTGATGGTTCTAGGTCACAGCCTATAGGGGCGGAAAAAATAAATAGATTTTTCTTAGAGCAAGACTTTAACGTCTCTTTCAAGGACAAAATGACTTCAACCGTAGACCCGCAAAACCAGCTTGCGATTTGGTCGTATGTGTCAAACAGTTCTGTGGACGAGGCTCCTGACAGGCTGCTGATATATAACTATGCTTTAGGTCGTTGGTCTATAGCAAACGTCAAAAACGATTTGGTTGCGCCGTTCTTTACCGCCGGTTACGCGCTTGAGGATTTGGATAATTTAAGCACTAGCATAGACGCCCTGCCCACGTCACTTGATAGTGCGTTGTACAAGGGTGGTAAGTATTTATTTGGCGGTGCATTGGGCAGCAAAATACACTCTTTTTCTGGCGATCCACTTGAAGCCACAATTGTGACTGGCGAGACCGGCTTGGCTATGGGCAACCACAATATAGTTACGCGAATTTATCCATATCACGAGGGCGGCTCAGTCGAGTTGTCCGTCGGACTTAGAGGAACGCACACAGACATTGTGTCTTATACTGCGCCCGGCACAACAAACGCCGCAGGTTTTGTGCCGTTCAGGGCGCAAGACAGATATCACAGGGCTAAAATGGTGCTTACTGGTCAGTGGTCGTATGCACAGGGTATGGATATTGAAGCCAGAAAAGTTGGGCGCAGATGACTGTTGAGCAGCGTAACACTAACTTTCGCACGTTAAATCCTGTTACGGCCACGACACGCGAAGTTGCAGAGGTGCTAAACAGAACCGTTGACGGCGGCCTAAACAGCGTCGGCTACACCACTTTGGTAAACGGCACGACAACCACAACCGTTAGCGATCCTCGGTATGGAGTGCAGAGCGTTGTCTTTTTTACCGGATATAACGAGACACTGGAACACAGTGACCCATTTGTAAAAAGCACAAGCGCAAATGGGTCTATGATAATTGAGCATAAGAACCACGGACACGATGTAGATGTTGCCTACCTTATTATCGGCTGAAGACAAGCTGAAGGAAAAGTTTGAGAAAAACCGCAAATACATTTCGGATGCGCTGGAATATTCTGGCGGCACGCACTCAATAGACGATGTTTACCAAGCCTGCGCGGTTGGTGAGGCACAGTTACATCCGTTGGAAAAGTCGTGTATTATAACCGAAGTTGTTGACTACCCCAGCCTAACCGTGTGCCGAATCTGGCTTGCAGGCGGTGATTTAGATGAGCTGGTAGAGGCTGAGAAGTCTATTGCAGTTTGGGCTAAGGCTCAGGGCTGCGACGCGATGGAGATAAATGGCCGGAAGGGCTGGCAAAGGCAACTGAAAGATTACACCGCCACGTCGGTGGTTTTGACAAAGGAATTGTAAGATGAGCAAAGGCGGTGGTGGAAACACCAGACAAATCACCCAGACAACTTCGGCACCGGCATACGCTCAACCGTTTCTGGAGTACGGCCTGTCTGAGGCTAAAAACATTTATCAGAACAAGCCTAGTTATTACCCCGGTCAGACGACCGTAGGCTTTAGTCCAGAAAGCGAAATGGCACTTGCTGGCACTCGCCAAATGGCGCTGGACGGATCGCCGCTTATTCCGGCTGTGCAAGACGTTGTAATGCAAAACCTTATGGGAACTAATCCTTTAATGTCAGCGGCCTTTCAGCCAGCCGTTCAACAGGTTCAGGCTCAAGCTGCTAAGGCCGGAAGATACGGCTCTGGGTATCAGCAGGGCGCGTTAGGTGCCGCGCTGGCCCCTATGGCCTATCAGGCGCAGCAGGACGCTATTGCTATGGCTCCGGCGGTTCGTGAGTTTGGCTATGCCGATCTGAATACTCTTGCTGGTGTTGGCGGTGCGCGCGAGGCTCAGTCTCAGGCGGAGCTGGCGGCTGACATTGACCGCTATAACTTTGAGCAAAATCAGGATCAACTGGCATTGGCCAACTATATGGCTGCCGTTCAGGGCGGTACTGTTGGCGGGCAAAGCGTTACACCGCAATTCCGAAATCAGGCTGGCAACGCCCTCAGTGGCGCATTAGGTGGGGCGCAGTTAGGCACTATGGCTGGCTTTGACCCAATGACAGGCGCTGTCGTTGGCGGTCTCAGCGGGCTTTTAGGTTAGGGGTTAGGGCATGAGCGTTTACGACAGATTCAACCGACTGCTTCAAGGCAGAGCGACTATGCCGCAGGCAAACATTATGCGCCCATATCAAGTTCAAGGCGCTCGCGGGCCAGTACCAGCGCCAATGGCATTGCCTCGGCCAACCCCACCTCAGTCGCCAATGATGCAGAGACAGCAATTATCGCCGCTGATGCAGGAAGTTTTGCGCCGCGCTCAGGCGTCTCGCATGACGCCAAGAGCTGGTCAGGTTGGTCTGCCAACTGGCGCTACCGGTCAGCAACCGCCTGCGCCTGAGATGACATTCGGCCAAAAGCTAATGCAGCCACGCGCTCAGGGCATGTTAGGCGCTGCCGCCGCTGGCTTTGAGGCTTCAGGCTACCAAGACCGTCCGGTATCACTAGGTCAGGTTTTGGGGCGTATGGGTACTGCTGGCATGAAGTCTTACACTGCCGCTGAAGATCGCATTGCGGCTCAACAAAAGGCAGGGTTGAACGAGCTTTTGACAAAAGCAAAAATCGAAACTGAGTTGGCAAAGGCCGGTCAGGGCTTTAAGGGAACTAGCCTTACAGCTCAAGACAGCAATAACGTTTTAACTTTAGGCCCAAAGGTTGCTAACGGCACCGCCTCGGCTCCTGAAGCAGCAGCTTATAGTATGTCTTGGCAGAGGTTGTCTCAACCAAAGCCCGAAACCAGAACTGCACCAGACGGCACCGTAACAACGGTAACGGTTCCGGGTATGGACTTAACAGGGTTTCCTGTTCCAGCAGGGCTTGAGGCTGGTGAAAAAGTTATCGGGGAAGAAGCGCCAAAATTTAATAACGACGAAAAACTAGCCGGAGCCTTCACCAACAGAATGATTGAATCCACCTCAACATTTGAAAATGTCACGGCTGGAGGCTACGACCCAGCTAATATGAGAGACTTTGCCGCCAGCAATTTACCTTTAGCAATTAGGGCTTCTGCGCTATCTGATAGCGGCCAACAGTATTTAGCGGCAAAAATGAATTTTATTACCGCTGTTTTGCGTAAGGAATCAGGTGCTGCTATTTCCGACACAGAATTTTCAAATGAAGACTTAAAATATTTCCCGCAGCCTGGAGAAAGCGCGGCTGTTATAGAGCAAAAAAGAGTTGCCAGAAAGACAGCAATAGAGAGCATGAAAGCGCAATCTGGTGGCGCTTTTGATTATATGCAGAAAAAAATGAAGCCGTCTGGAATTGACCAACTTCCAAAGGGGTCAGTGTTTATGGAGAGAACAGGCGGCGTGTCTTATTACAAAACCCCTGAAGGCAAAGTATTGGCGGTGGATTGATATGGGTATTCGCGAAGCAACTCAAGAAGAAATAGCAAAGCTGTCTTCTGCACAGGCGTCAAAATCAACGCCATCAGTAGGCGGGTTTGACCCGATAGAATTTGCCACTGGCCTTGCCCGATCAATAGGTCAGGGCATTACGTTTGGAACGGCTGACGAGGCTGAGGGGTTTATCAAAAGCATATTAGGCGATCAAACATACAAGCAGGCGCGGGATCAGGTTCGCAAGGAGCTTGACCAATTTCGCACAGAATACCCGAAAACAGCTTACGGCTCAGAAATTGCGTCTTCTATAGCTATGCCAATGGGTGTGGCAAAACTTGCTGGCAAAGGCATCGTCAAGGGTGCCGAAATGATTAATAAGCCATTAGCCGATTTTGCGGCTCAAAAGGCTGCTCAGGCTGGACAGAAAATTGCTACGGCTGCACCAAAAACAACAAGGATCGCAACAGGCAAGCCAGCTCAGGTGGCGGGTGCGAGCGCCCTATATGGCGCTGGCGCGGCAGAAGAAATGAGCGATGTGCCAGAATCAATGGCAATAGCCGGGGCGCTTGGTGCGGGTCTGCAAAAAGCAGCCCCCGCCGTTACCGCAGGAGCCGCAGAGCTTATTAAAAAGGGCGTGCCTCTGACAGTCGGGCAAAAGTTTGGCGGGATAACTGGTGGCGTTGAGGAGCGTCTAGCTGGGCTTCCGGTTCTTGACTTCTTGATTGGTGGCGCTCGCCGTCGAGCCGTTACTGGATTTGAAAGGGCATCATACGATGAGGCTCTAGCCCCACTTGGGGAAAAACTGCCAAAGGGCGTAAAGGGTCGTGACGCTTATATCCAAGCTCAAAATATAATTGGCAAGGCATACGACGACGTTTTGAGCGACGTTAACATACCGTCTCCAAATCAGATCATTACCCAGATACCTGACGTTGCCGCCACCTTACCCAAGCAAGAGGCTGGATTGTATTCCAGAATAATAATGAAAGAGCTTGGCGACAGGTCGAAGGATGGAAGGCTCACCGGCTCTGCCTTTAAAGAAGCGCAGAGCGCGTTGCGCCAAAGGGCATATAAATTTATGACTTCACAAGACGCCTATCAGCGTGAGCTGGGCGAGGCGTTGAGCGATGCGGCTGAGGAGCTGACGACGACGCTTGGCAAGTTTAATCCTGAAAAAGCTGGAAAACTAGCTAATATTGACACGGCATATTCTAGGTTCAAGCCTATGCAAATGGCCGCTGCTTCAAAGGGTATGGCCGGTGAAGTTACCCCTGCAAAATTGCTAGAAAAAGTTTACGCGCAGTCACGGCGCTCGCCTTCTGTGCTTGCCAAGGGCGAGGGGCGTATGCAGCAGCTCGCAGAAACTGGCGCAGACGTTATAGGCACAAAAGTTCCTGACAGCGGAACAGCAGGTCGTTTGGCGCTTACAATGGGAACGCTTGGCGGCGGCGCTGCCATCGACCCTGTCACAACAGGATTAGTGGCAGGTGGAACAGGGGCGGTTTACTCGCCATTGGGTCAGGCTATCTTGGCTGGCACAAGAAAAGGCGGGCGCGACATACCGGGCATAATGCAGGGAGCTGGAGCAGCTATGCGCTCCCCAGCCGCCGCTGGCCTGCTATCCCAGCAGGTGCCGTCACCCATCAGCTCCGCACAAGCTGGCGGCAACATCGTCGGCTATGAGACTGTGACGGATCGTCAGGGCAACCCTGTGACGTTTGCCAAGACATCCGACGGACGC